ACGACGACATGTCTTATCCCACACCCACCACACACGGGTACGGCATCCTCGTTTGTAGCTGTCCTCGTTGGTGTAGCCGTATGCTTCTCCGCTCTTGTCGTTGCTGTACTGGAACAAGGAGGGATGTGCATCCTCATGCCCTTCCTCAACACCGTGGCCAGCTTTCAGCACGTGCGTCGGTTGATAGATGCTCTTGTAGTTACCATCCTCATCCTTCTTGCCATACATGGCACGAATGAGTTCGGTACTCATCAACTCCGTAACCATCCACCAGTTCGCGTCACTGTGGTCTGGCTCAACGCTATCAGTATCAAACAACACATCTTGAGGTGCACGGAACTTGACCCACGGACCGGCGGGACGCAGCAAGTCCACCTTCTGCTCGATGGCCATGAGCTGACCTTCAAGCTCCATGATATCCTTCTGCTCTTTAGCCTTCGCCAGCTTGTCGCTGATTTGTGCCAACTCTGTAAGCGCATTCTCTCGCGATGCCTCTCTGGGCGTCCATCCTACTTCGAAGTAGCACTCATTCGTCAGCGTAGCAGTCACTACACCGCGGCGGATCTTCGGCTTCAGGTTGATGCCCGGAGACGTCTTGCGGATCGCCAGCACATCGATGAGCTTCTCGATGACAGGCGCGATGTCTTCATTCTCTGGCTTATTCCAACTGATCTCACAGTCAGGGTTCTTGGCATACAGAGCAGGCACCAGCGCAGACACGTTCGAGAAAACAATGTTCTCAGTCTCGGTGTGATTACCACTGGTGTCCGATACACGTCGAGAAAGCCGTCCGCCAGCAGTACTATCTGAGCGCCCCTTCGACTGATCGTTGCGATAGTAACGGATTGCCTCGTCCCAAGCATCACGCGCCCCACTGTTCTCTTGCACCTTCTTCGACTGATCTCTGCGAGACTGCCACAGCTTGCCAGCAATCTTGCTGATCGGTATCTTGTCATCACTGATGACCTGATACATCTTCTCGTAGTTGTCCTCCTGCTTGAGAGGAGCCCCCTCACGCATGGCCGTCTTGACGAGTGCTTCTTCCGTCGTGTTGCTGTCAGCCATAACGCGCCTTCTTCGGGTTATTGGGTCGATCGATCTCTTGCCACTTCAGATAACGAGGTATCTCGACAACGCGCTTGTCCTGCTCAGCAAGCGACGGGCGCGTGGAGAACATATACTTGATCATGTCCATCGCATGATCGTCTTTATCGACAGGCTTGTCTGTGAACTTGTCCTGTGCATCACGCTGCCACATATAGGCACCGAACTCGTCCACTAACCACTGCAAGTCAATGTTGTGGAAGAAGTACGGAGCGCCGACTGTGCCCAGGAACGGGTGCCTGTGCAGCGGCCTAGGCGACATATAACTCTGCACCTTCATGATGCCATTCAGGATGTCGTTGTTACCACGCTGGAATGTCACACCCTCGCGAGAGAACATGAGCTGAATGCTGTCACCAATGAGACCCTTGCTACCAGCAGTCTGCTTCTTGTAGAACAGGTCAGGGTCGCACCGAGACGTGAGATTGACGCCATCTGGTAGCCACTCACGCCTGATGCTCTTGATGCGCTGTGCGATATCAGCAATCGTCTTGCCACCGCTAGGCTCATAGAACCCATCTGCGAGGATGACGTTGCCGAGGTGATCAGCAAACCCAATGCCGTAGCACGACGGTGACGCTAGACCGAAATCGAACGCCTCTAAGAACTCAGGACGGTAGCCCTGCCCTAGCAGCGTATCGAGGTACTCGCGTATCTGATCGCGCGCCACACCGTGCAGCGTCTCGTCGTAGTCAGCGTAGATCAGTCCTTCATACGCAGCCCACTTGCCGAGCACGAAACGGTCGCGCATCTGACCCGAGTACGCGCTTTCGAGAGTGTCGATGTAGTCCGTAGCACCTAGCGCCTCATACACATGACGGTTCTCGTAAGTGCTAGCCTCGAACAACTCGATCATAAGATCAGGCTTACCACTTTCCAGAAGAACTGGCTCGCGCGTGTCGGGATTGCGACGGCATAGGAGATCATCAGTGACACGGCCGGTAGAACGATAAATCTGCAGAGGCTGCACCAGCTTCTTGTACACCCAATTGCGTGTAGGGTTAGTGGTGAGGATGACCCAGCGAGGGCCACTCTGCGGGAGTGTGGAGTAGTCACCGAAGACGGGATCTTTGTCATGAGGTGAGAACACTCCTCTTGCACTACCGCGTAGACGGCCGAGCAGATCCTCAAAGTCCTTGAAGCTGATGCCCGGATCTTCTACCTGATCGATGATGATCCAGTCGTACGTCGCAGATAGTAGGTTCGACGTGGTGCTCTCTGCTGTCTTGCCCTGCTGCTGAATGTAGCGGAAGTTGATCATGCTGCCGTTCATCAGCGTGCAGGTGGTGGCTTCACGCGCACTTGTAGGGAACGTCTTGATAGCCTTCTTCGGGCACCACTTGATGAACTCTTTGCGGATCGTGTCGTTCAGCTTCGGCAACGTCTCACGCGCGATGAGTCCATTGCTGCCGGGGTACAGTTGCGCCAGCTTGAGTGCTAGCTGTACAGCGGTCGTCGTCTTGCCATTGCCAAAGCCGCCACCAAGAATGCGTATCTTGGCGCGGCTCTGCAATGCTTTGTGTTGCATCGATCCTTTCTTGAGAAGGAACTCACTCATATTCCGGTCACACCACGTGCAATGAGATAGGCCCTAGCCGCTGCGTAGAAGTCGGCAATGTTCTGTGCTGTCAATGCACTACCAGCATGGACAATTGCGATCCGATGACAGCTAACAGTAGTGCTGCCTTCGCGGCTAAGAGCTTTCATATTGGCACTAGTAGGACTTGCAGATGTGCTTGTCTTGCTAGCAACAAATGCGCCATCACGATACACATCGAAGCCAGTACTGGCCGCGCGCGTGTCGCAGTAGTGATGGATAGCACTGCCAAGGCCACTCTCGGTGTAGTTATTGGCTGTATTGTTCAGCACAGAGGTCTGCACGAAAGAGCCATTCGTGCGCGGGATGAGATAAGCACGTGTGACGCCCAAGATCGCAGCGTTAGCGCCCGTCAGGTCTGTACCCTGCTGAACCACATACGCGCCGCGATGTGCGCTGTTCTGTGCAAACTGTCCTGCGAACGTCACGCTGTTGTAGCCAGTATCGATGTAGCCACCACCAGAGAACACAGTACCGATGAAGCCACGATCAGCAGCAAACCCAGGAGCCCCACCACTAGTGACAATTGACGCAGTACGGCTACTAGTCTTCCAATCCAACAACGCATTAGCAGAGTCCGGCACCGCATAGACCTGAAGCATGTCTAGCTTGGTCCACACGCTGGCGTCTTTGAGTGCCTTGATAAACGTGTTGATGTCGAACTTCAGCTGAGCACTCGGTGCAGGCGACATGCGCGCGAACAGAGTGTTAGACTCAGCCTCGAAGCTAGGTGCAGCAATGATCGGGCCGAGGCTATTAGACGTGCTGCTCTGAGAGCCACTAGCGTTAGTAGCAGTCTCTGTGCAAGTGATGTTCTTTGTAGCGTCAGCCGATACGGTCACGTAAGTGGTGCTGTTAGCCCCGCTGATAGCCACACCATCACGCTTCCACTGGATGGCGACAGTCGGGCTCGGGTATCCAGACCACGTGGTCGGGGTGAGAGTGAGCGTAAAGCCTTCATTCACATTGCCGCTGATCGTGCCAGCGGTGATTACAGTCGGAGCAGCAGGCACACCGACAATCGGACCAACGTCAGCAGCTGTAGCTGTTGCAGTGCCACTCGCATTCGTAGACGTGACCTTACAACCAATCATCTGATCAGCGTCAGCACCAACTTGCAGATACGACGAGAGTGTAGCACCTACAATGTTAGAGCCATTGCGCGTCCACTGATACGTCTTAGTGCCAACAGGGTACTCAGCCCAATTGCCGTCTGTGACGAGTAGCGTCTGTCCAGTGAGCAGTGTCCCTTGTATGACCGGCAGGACAGTATTGGACGGAGCCAACGGAACGGGACTGCCTTGGCTGACGTTGAACTTATCGAACGTGTAGTCATGCAGAGCTAGGATCTCTGCATCTGTTACTGCGTTCGTTGTAGAACCACCCATGTAAGTGGCGTAGATGTCTCCTGTGAATGGCACGTGCAAAGCGGCTGAATTGAGCCACGTCCATGCAGGGCTGCCGCCTGCTACGTATGTAGCGTCTGAGTTCCCCTTAACACCGTCTGTGGCCCAAGTGTGTTGCAGCACACCGTCGATGTAAAGCTTGATTAGTGGAGTCGTAGAGTCTGGATCATTATTGTCCACGAGGAACGTGAACGTGTGAACTGCGCCATCAACAGGCAACATATAAGTGAAATCAAGAGGCACGTCTGGTGCCATGGCGCCGCCGAATGGATTGCTAGCAGTACTTGTCCAGTCAGCATTAGTAGCGAATGGCGTCTTATTATTAGCCCATACAGCAAGGAACTCACCGATCGGTGCCGTGACACCGTCGAACTTGATCATATTGGTGCTAGAACAAGACGTTGTAGCAACGCCTACACACGCTTGCGCACCTACGAGTGTATCATGCAAGCGCCCAAACGACGAGCCACCAATATACTCCGTCACATAGTAGTAGCCGTCAGCCAGTGGCAATCCTGTGTCGAGACGCACAGGACGCACTGCTTCATCGGCGAACCATATCTCGATACGCGTCAGATTGCCAAAAGACTTGAGGCCGGCAATATCACCATTCTCAGGTGAACTACCATTGTCTACGATTGTGATTGCGGACGCAGCATTGATCAAGCCACTAGACGTGGGGCCACGGTAGAACACATAAGGAGAGATAGTGTTCTGGCCGCCATTAGGCTCTAACCATTCTTGGAAGAATATCTGACGATGGAAATCACCTACGCGCTGCGGTGCATAAACAACGAATTTGCCGGTACCCTGCGTCGAGGGGATGATGATGTTCGTGTTGTTCGTAGCATCGAGCGCAGTCGGGTGTAGAGTGAATGTGCCACCAGACACAATGCGGACGTAGTACGAGGTACCAGCCGTGAAGCCTGTAGGAATGGTATTGCCAGCAGGAGGTGTCTTGAACTTCACCATGTCGCCTGTCGCGAAACGACCGTTGATGTTAGTGTAGTTGAAGATACCCGTAGAGGTGCTCACCATCGATGGCGAGAAGATATTCTTGCGGACGTTCCTGTTGTTGTTCGGGATAACACGAGCTACGTGCGTGGACCACACAACACGGCGATTGGCAGACTTAGCTCGTGCAAGGTTACGTAGGCTAGACGGCCCCTGAATGGGTGATGGGCCATAGAGGTTATACGAACCGCCATCATCCGCAGCAATGCTACGAGCGATCTCACGGCTAACAACATGACGCCCATTGCCGTCGATCTCCATACGGAGCGCGGAATGCCTGTCATTGGTAGAGAGATTGCGGTTCTGAATAGTGACACCAGTACCGAGGCGATCATAAATCTCACTGACGAGAGGATCGCTGTAAACACGATGTGTGCCACTGCCTACGTCTGTCAAGACAATGCGGTTGGTGCGCTCTATATAGTTCTGCGCGCGCATCGGTGTCTCGAACGCTAGCTGCGTAGGCATGTTTGTATGGTGGGCAGTTATAGTTTCTGGATAGATAGCATAACCACCACTGACCTCAGATAGGTAGTACGGAGTGTCAGCAGCTAGAGGCGCCGGCAATACGCCCGTCGTTGAAAAGTAGACAGGAGCCCCTTTGAAGTCCTCACTCGTCTGCACGAACTCGGGGAAGTTCAGTCCTGTGAGGGACAGCTTGTTGCCTGCAACGTCTACAGAACCTATAGCGAAGGTCTGATCGAGAGTGATATACGTGCTGCTAGGATCTCCAGGCTCGAACGCGAAGAACATCGACGCGATACTTGGCAACGCTACCTGCACAATGAGCACAGGCCCGACGAAGCCGGTGTCAACAGACAATGAGCCCTGTGCGTTAGTGGCTGTGACTCTGCACTTCAGTCGATAGTCTACGTCGAGATAGGTCTGTTGATACGTAGTAGCTGTGGCTCCAGCGATTGCCACAGCCTCACGATACCACTGATACGTATACGTGATGGGCAGCTCACCGCCCCACACGCCTCTGTCAACGGTCAGTGTCTGGAACTGCTCTGGCGTCCCGCTGATAGTAGGAATAGCGAGATTGATAGGAGGCCCACTGGTAGGAATGGAGAGACCGCCACCACGACGATGGCCCATTGCATCTACAGACACTGCCACATTGATCGTCATTTAGACACCGCCCACGAGGTTGGTAGCAGTGGTACCTGTGCTTAGCACTCGGCGCGCATGAATCGGCTGCCACGTACCGGCAGCGAGTCCTACGTACGTGCGAGAGTTCCCGAACTTGTCTACCACAGCGACGTTCCCACTCACGCCGATGTACAGCGCACGGATATCCTGCTGCAGATCAAGCACATCGCTCGGCGTGATAGCGAATGTGACAACAGGTGTACCTGTCTCTTGCTTCGATGCGATGTGTCGATCAATGACGGCAGGGCCTGCCCTATTAGCTACAGTCGCCATTACACTTCCTCCACCTCTAGGTCCAAGACAGGAATGTCTATGGCCTGATCCTCGATGATACGAATACGCATCTCGTTATCAAACGAGTGCCTATGTTCCACGACGTCGGCAGGACGGTGCCCTGCACGATCGAGAACATCCTTAGCTGCTGCAAGCGAGACCTTCTCGTCTCCACTGTCCATCAGGGACAGAATGCGTTCTGCTGCGGCGTCTGCACTGTCCTCAAGAAGTCCTCGAACATCCGTTTGCTGCGATGCTCTGACTTCGCCGACCAGCATGGAACGCAGTTCATCATAGTTGTCATTCGCTCTAACTGCCATGAGCTGATCGTATGACAGGCCGGTGCATTCGCATATGTCGTTGTCGGGCAGTCCAAGTAGTACATAGAAGATCACCAGTCCAAACATGTTCGCGGTCTTCGGCTCAACAGCGAGATCGAAGATACGCCGTTTAACAGTGTGTCTACGCTGACGTGCGACAACACGCGGGTTGGGTGCCGCGTGCTGCTTGACCTTGCCCTGATTGGGCGCATTGATCACCTGTCGGGTAGCAGGATCTATCTCCGAGCCGTCTGCTAGCTTGATCATCACGGACGTACGGCCTTGCCAATCGTACGACGCAGACCAGCGTCTAAAGCCTCAGTCGGGATCGGTTCAGTGACAGGAGGCAGACCCACACGCGCTTGCGGATACACCTGAGAGGCAGCTTGCATCACTTGATTCGTCACTTCAGGTCCGTACTCACCAGCGAGACGCTGCGCTACTTGCTGACCCGGCGCACCCTGATCAAGCATCTGCTTTGCAGTAGCCATAGCAGCTTGTAGATCACCACCACCACGGTTCAACGAGCCAGACACAAGGTCATCGGTCGATGCAGCTACACTGGGAAGAGGCGCACGCGGTGAGGGAAGTGCAGCAGGCGGAGACGGAAGCAGTGCTGCAGCGGGTGCAGGACCAGTGACAGGACCACCCTGTGACGCACGCATGATCATATCGACCATCTCGTCAGGCGGACCACCGATGCGCTTCTGCTGTCCCGGCAACGCGCGCTGCTCGTAGAAGTCAGCATCAGTCGGCGGCTGACGCGGGACGCCCATGTCTTCCTGCGGCTGCGCGAGACGAGGCGCACCAGCACCAGCCATCGCGAGGAACTCTTGCACAGTCGGATTAGCAGCAGCTAACTGTGGCTTGCTGGCGAGATCAGCTTCCATGCGCTTAGCAGCAGTAGGGTCCATCCCCTTAGTCTTCACTAGCCAAGCAGCAAGACCAGCGCCAGAAGCACCAGCCAAAGCAGCAAGAGCCGCAGGGTCGGATGGATCGTTCGCATTCACCTTACCCTTGGTGCTTGCATCAGCAACAGTGCCGTTAGCATCTAGTCCTGCCGGTCCCTGTCCAGCAGGCTTCGCTTTCGGTACCGGAATACTCCCGTCGGCAGCGGCAACTCCACGTCCTGCTGTCTTCGCACCGCCACGTGCAGCGCCTGCTTGTTCTGCCTTCTCTTCTTTCTTATTATCCTTAGCTTCTGGTTCATCAGCGGCGAGTGAACGCCTGATGTCTTGGTCATAGCTCATGCCCTCAGCCATAGGGTTGAACTCATTGACACCTGACGTGTCAACACCAACCTTATAGCCGAAGCGTTGTAGCTGCTGATTAGCGTAGGAGGGATCTTGCGCCAGCTTCTGCTGCACCATTCCCAGCGCCTTGGGGGACGTGCCGTAAGTAGCAGCAGCGTACTTAGCGACAGCTGACTGCTGTTCGGGAGTGAGTTGCGAGAAGTCCGTAGCCATGATCCGCTCCTACGCTCTATCGATCAGAACTTGCCAGCCATGCCACCATACTCGCGTCCACTGCGATTGGCAGGGTAGCTAGCAGGCGCGAACTTGTCGTTGATGATCTGATCGATGTTCGTCTCATCAGCCGCAGTAGTAGCACGATTGACGTCAGTGACAGTCTCGACCGTCCTCGTACCACCATACGCGCCGACAGCGATCGGAGTGCTAGCAGGACCAGCGATCTGCTTGTGAGTGACAGTAGCAGTGCCACCAGCAGCCGCACCATTCAGCGCAAGCATGAGACCACGCAGCTTCCTGTTCCCAGGCTTCTCCATGATGCGCGAGATCATACGCTTCTGTCTCTGCTGAGAACCAGTCAGCGAGTGATCAGCACCCCAAATGTTGTTCCACAGTCCAGAGAATACGGGCATAATCGGCGCTCCTATGTTGCCGGAGCACATTCTACTTGATTGTCAAGGCCCTAGCTAGCACTTTCTCACGTGGCCCGATCTTTGCTACGCGCGCGTGCGTTCCTTATATATAGGCCCGGCCGCGGAGTGGCCGGACGGTGGAGCTACCACGCCCTATCACCCTATGCTATGCACCACATAGCGAGTGAGTGAGTATATAATAGCAGCTAGTATATAATAGCGCACATCTAGTGAGCAGCTTCGAGCGCGTGGCTTTGTTTGTGCGCGGGGAGAGGGTGAGGGGTGATGGACTGTATAAATCCACGTGCTCACACACTCACACAAGCGCGGGTTTGCCTTTGGCCGGGGGAATGTGCTACGAGGTGCGCCTGCTACGAGATGCAC